GCTCTCTGGGCCATGTAGCGAAGGTCCATACCCCCCTGTCCTGGGGCAATCTGGGACTCCATTCCAGCCATGGCCACCGGCATCGAAGCGTCGTTGGGGAGTGCCCCTTCCTGCGCAGCCTGGCCTTCTCCTGGTGCTCCCATCTCCCCACCTGGCTGTGCCTGGGGGCTGCCTGGGTCGCCACCATCTGCCCCCGGTGCGCCTCCCTCTCCGCCCATGCCGGCAGCCTGCATCTCCTGCTGGGCTTCCATCTGGGCCTTGGTCTGGGCCTTGGTCTGCAGCTCCATGGCCTTGGCCTGGTACCTGGAGGTATGAAGCTGGGCAACGCCCTGGATGTCGGCAGTGGCCACCTGCATCTTGCGCTGGACGCTGAGCTGGGTGGTCAACTCCTTCTCCATCCGGTCGTTCTCGAGGTCGAAGTTCTCGCCGAGTTCCTCCATGAGGCGACGGTCGGAGATCTTCTGAGCTTGATTGAGCTGCAGGTAGAACATCGCCCGCTGCAAGTCGTCGGCCATCTTGAACTTGTCGAAGCGGGCCTCGACCCTCGGCCACTGCATGTAGGCCGCGATCTTCCGCAGGACGAAGTCGTTGATGAGCTCGTGCCGCTGCTTGTTGTACCCGTCGAACATGTTCTCGAGAGCACGCAGGGACGTGTTGGTGCCGGTCCACTGGAGGCCGCCGAAGATGAACTCGACCGGGATGCCGGCGCCGGCGAGCATCTGCTCGGCGTGGATCCGGAACTCCTGGTGCAGGATGAGGGCCTTGGCGTTGCCACCCCACTGCTGGAACCCGACGTTGACCGGGAGGATGGGGATGTAGTTGTGATCCCTCTTCCACAGGTTCAGCTCGGAGTCGATCTTCTGCTTCCAATTCGTTAGGTTGTACGAGCCGAACGAGTCGTTGCCTCCCGTGCTCGGCCCTGGGTAGACCACGCGAAGAGGAACCACGTGCTCGAGGAGCAGCGCCTCTTGGGCCTTCTTCATGACCTGGAGGTAGAAGGCGTCCTTGAGCAGCGGATAGATAAGCGGGGTGCCCCAGCCCTGATCCTTCTGGGCGATGGTAGGGCGCTTCAGGTGGTAGAAGTTGTCTTTGCCGAAGAGCAGAGCCCGACCCTTCCTGGCCGCCCTGATGAACTCCGTGGGCAACGTCTCGATGGTGTCCGGGTCGCCCATCTTGATGTCGTTGATGATCGACCTGGGCAGCTCGTAGTAGTACTTCGACTGCCCGGTGATCTCGTTGTGCTTGATCTTGATGTTCTCGGGGTTCCACCTGATGAGGCGGATCTCCCGAAAACTCCGGATATAGACGTCGCGCTCTTCGGCGTACCCATCGTGGTGACACTTCGGGCACTTGAGGAAGAAGCGGGTCTCCTTCCACTTGTAGAGGCTGCGATTCTTCTGCGCTCGGTACCGCTCGCCGCAGTGCTTGCAGACGAGGAACTTCACCATCGGGAACCAGATGGAGGCGAAGCCGTTGCCGTAGGCGAAGTAGTCGAGGCCGATCTCTACCTGGAACGGGCGAAGACGGAGCTGCCTCTCGGCGCCCTTGTAGAGTTCCTGCTTCGCCGGGTCCTCGGTGTCGTAGACGAGAGGAGTGACCGGGTACTCTGCCATCTTCGAGCAGGCGACGTTGATGACTGGGTTGGTGAGGAAGTAGTACCTGCACCACACCATGAGCTGGTGGACGTTGTCCGGTAGGAACTGCTGGGCAACATCGAAGAAGGGAGACGGGTACCGGATGCCGAAGCCCCGGCTGCCTGAGTCACTGGACAACGGCCTCGGGTTGAAGCGGTTGGTCTCGGAGCTGGCCGAGATACCGATGCTCATTATTGCCCCCTCGCCCGTATAGCCTGAATCTCTTCGGGAGAGAGCGACTGCTCATTCTTCTTCCCGCGCAGCTTCGCGACACCCTTGTCCAGAGCTCTGCCAGCACCTGCCCCTGCTCGACGACCTAGTTCGTAGCCGGCCATGCCCCCGATAGCTCCCCCTGCCGTCCCTGCGAACCCGCTGCCCCACGGTACACCCATGGATGCGACTCCGGTTCCGGCTCCAGCGGCGGCCCCCAGAACTCGCTCACCGAGCCCGATCTCCCTCCCCGTCTCGGGGTCGACATTCTGCTTGAGGGTGCTGTAGGTGTCCAAGCCTGCGGGGACCATCATCAACGACTTCTGCCCAGGTGCAGCTCTCCACGCAAGGTTCTTGGCCTTCTCGAGCTTGTCCGACCCCAAATACTTGGGGGTGTTCGAGGCCCAACCGCTCCGACGTAGAGCCGCCATCACTCCTTTGCGCCTACGGTAGTCATTGACGAACTCCCCGGGTGCGCTAGAGGCGTACTCCTTAGATGCCCGGATGGCTCTTGGGTTCATGTTGCCCATCGCCGCCCACCCCTTGCGGAGGTACTTCCCCTCGGGGTGCAGTGCAGCAAGAGGAGCAGACAGCTGGTCTTTGAAGGCCGTCCCGAAATCCTTCGCGGCCTCACCTGCAGACCGGAGAGTCTTGCTGCTCCCGACGCCCCTCGCCGCACGCCCCACCTGCGTCACAGCGTGTCCAACACCCCGAGAGAGCCATGCCGGCACTGCGGCCACCTTCTGGAGCTCATCCGAGAACGCCTCGAGGAGTCCAGATTCGATGGTCATGCCGCCCACTCCTTCAGCTGATCCCGGCGGTGGGCCACGTAGTTCATGGCCACCAACAGCTTCGCCACGCAGATGTCGGTTCGATTCTCGTGGAGGGTTGTCTGTGGGGACTGTAGCACCTTCTCCAGACGAGTACGGACCGGCTCAGTGGGGTTCTTCTCGAAGATCTTGATGTTCTTCCCGCGACCCTTTTTGATGAGAGCCGGGTTGGGCTTCCATGAGCCGAGTTCTTCGGTACTGAACCTCTCGATGCAGGTGTCGCAAAGGCCGTCGTCGAACAGGATCTCGGCCTCGTTGCCGCAGTCCCCGCACTTGTACGACCTCTTCGCGGCGTAGGGAGTGGCAAAGCCCAGTGGCTCGGGCAGGTACCACACTCCCTGGTAGAGCGCCTGGGCAGCGACGTATCGCGCAACCTCCTCGGAGAAGGTCGGCTCGTGCGACAGGTCCTTCAGCTCTCTACGGATCTGGTGGGCGATATCCACGGCCAACATCATCTGCCCGACGGTGTGCTCAGTGAGTTCCTCGTGGTTCGGGATGTTGTTGTTGAGCGCTTGGCAGAGGAAGTGGAAGGTCTCCCAGTCCTGCCAGAACTCATCTCTCGTGGCGACAGCTGCAGCGGCCATGGCCTTCGCAACATTCACCCGGGCGATGGAGACGTTGAAGTCCTTGCTGATCGTCTGCTTGAGCGCAGACGGAGGCCACTCCATCCACCCAGAGCCGTATGTCTTCGTGAGGAAGCGGAGTAGGGCGATGGGGTGAGCTTGCTCGTCAGTCAGCAGCTCTCTGCTCATGAACCACCGTCATTGTGGTACTTGCCCTGAGTGGCAAGCCTGGCCAGGATTCCCTGCTGCTCGATGGGCATCCCCTTGAAGGTACCGATGGGATCCTTGCGGAAGCTCTGGACCACGTCCGGCGTGAAGATGTCGGTCATCTTGACCGAGCCGAGCATCGGGGCGTTGGCGTAGTCGATGAGCTGGCGCTCGTTGACCTGGTAGCCGCCGTGAATCCAGGACCACTCAGCCTTCTTCTCCTGTCCGTACACCGACAGGACGGGGTCTGGGAGACTCTCCCCGTAGCGCGGGGTGAGGCTGGCGCTCTGGTCGAGGGTGTAGAGGATCTCGACGGCATCGTTGAGGTCGATGGCCGATGCCACCTTGGCCAAGCGCTCGTACCCACCCCGAAGCTCCTCATCGATGACGTGGTCGAGGCGGTGCTTGATGATGGAGCCGAAGCGGGGGTTGAGATCCGTGCCGGCGTACTTGCGCATGTAGTCGGGGACCTGAAGACCGGCCGTCTTCTCACAGTCGACGAGGATGCGCGCGGTGTCGCGGCGCTCGTAGGGGTCGTACTCGTGCCAGTTCAGGTGGGCGTGCTTGAGCAGGTCCCACGGGTTCTTCCCACGCCCGAAGTCAGCCGTCTTGGTCCCGACATCGGCAGGGTCCATGAGGCCGTCCTCGATCTTGGGGAGACCACGCAGGTCTACGAAGACACGGCGCTCATCGATAAGATGGGCGCCCTTCTCGAAGTCTGGGTCGTAGTTGATGCCAGCTGCTTCGGCGAGGTTCTTCTCAGCGACCTTGACCGCGTAGTCGGGGAGGACATGCCCGGCGACGTGCTCGAGGTACCACATCGACATCGCGATACTGCCGGGGTCGTAGCATGCGAACTTGCGGTGCTCTCGACCCTCCTCATCCACGATGATCAGGGCGTAGTCACGGTCCAGAAGCTCGTCGGATTCCTTCCAGGAGGCCTCCTTGAGGACCTCCGGAGGGTTCGACGTGCCGAGAGAAGCCAAGTAGGACTCTCCAAGATCGTCGTAGACATCGATGATCATGGGGTTTCTCCGGGGGAAGAAGGCGTACAGAGCCTAACATACTCGGTCATAAGAAGTTCGCCACCAACAGAGGAGGTAGCTTAGTGACGGACTCATATACGAGAAAGTACGGAGTACGTTCGGGCTCCAAACCAGAGTGTTACGGGGACGTCGACATGTACGACCCCGAGGACAGGGTGTGTCCGGAGTGTAGCGTACGCCGCGCCTGCAAGGTTGTCGTCGACAAAGAGCTGCAGAAGATCGCCCGTGAGTCACGACGGTCCAGAAAGACCCGGACTGACCGCGAGGTTGACCTCGTGTTCCAGCCGAAGTCCGACAAGAGCCGGACTGACCCGGAGGAGGATGACACCTTCTTCGGTGCTCTCTTCTACAACGGGTCGCTGTCGGCGATGAAGGCCGTACTCCTCGAAGCACACCACGGAGTCGACTCCATCCCGCATGTACGATACCCGAACCCGTTCAAGCGGCTGCGGAAGATCAGAAGCGTGGAGGACGAGTGATCCGACTACCCAGGCTCGACCCGGACCTGGCGTACATCGGCTCTTCCTTGTTCCTCCCCAAGAGGCACCTGGAGGAGGGGCCGGTGTACTCGGCCCTCACTTTCGGACTGGACGGAGACAACGAACCCAGAGTCTTGGTGCGAGAACACCGAGACCATCTGGAAGTCCCGAGGGCGTTCTTGACGCAAGAGCAGCTCGCTGACCTCGAGCTCCGCGTCATCGACACACGCCCCCGTACCTACCCGCGCATCTCGCTTAACCCAAAGCCTGGGTTCTCCCTACGTCCGCGACAAATCGCCGCCTGGGAAGAGGTTCGCAAGCCCCGGTCGGGGATACTGGCCATGGCGTGCGGATCTGGAAAGACCATCGTGGGCCTGAAGAAGGCCTCGCATCTCAAGGTCCCCACGCTCATCGTCTCCCACCAGGCGGCTCACCTGGAGAACTGGGAGAAGGAACTGAAGGCCCACTTCACCCTGAAGGGGCCTGTCGGTTGGATTCGTGGGAAGAGGATGGAGTACGACCGAGAGATTGTGTTCGCCACCATCCAAACCCTCGCCAACAAAGTGAGGAATGGAGGACTTCCTCCCGACTTCTTCAACCGCTTCGGGCTGGTCATCTTCGACGAGGTGCATCACCTCGCCGCCGCGTACTTCGCCCTGACAGCCGACTTGGTTTCCGGGGAGCGCCTCGGCCTCACGGCAACTACAGCTAGAACAGATCGCCTCGAGGGGATCATCTTCTCCCATCTCGGCCCCGTCTTCTACGAGGACCTCGACCAGGAGATGGACCCGACCTTCTACATCGAAGAGATCGACCTCCCGTTCACCGACGCGGATGAGAAGGAGATCATTGATAAAGGAGGTATGAGGAACCTTTCTCTTCTGCGTGGGTGGCTCGGGTGCAATCCCGACCGGAACACGGAGATAAGACGAAGGGTGATAGACCCGTGCATAGCTCGGGGCCGAATCATCTACGCGCTGACCCACTCGGAGGAACATGCCAGGCTCATGTCCTCCTACTACCCACAGAGTGGGTGCATCACTGGCAAGACACCGAGCGACCAACGCCTCTCCATCCTTCATGGACACGATCTCGTGTTCGCGACCATGGGTGTGGGGGCTGAAGCCTACAACCGAGACGACCTGAACGTCCTAGTTCTGATGACCCCCTTCGCCGCTACCAGCCATGCTGCCATCCAGTTCCAGCAGTCCACTGGCCGCGTTCAGCGGAAGCTCGCGGGGAAGCCGGACCCAGAGGTGTACCTGATCGTCGACAAGAACATTGAAGAGTCTCGAGGACTGATGGGCAGTCTCGTATGGAAGGCTCGCAATCAAGGATATGAGGTGAAAGGATGGAACAGCAGCCAACGCCGCCAGCCGAGAAGATGGTGATCTCGGACCTGGTCATCGTCTACTGCGGCTTCAAGATCTACCTGGGCGTGCAAGAGTCCAGAGACAAGTGGAAGATCGTGCTGAAGAACGGACTGGAGCTAGAGGTTCTCCGGACCCAGACAGAGGACGGAAGAGTCATGGAGAGGCCTGTCCCGGCTCCCATCTTCCCGTACCAGGGGCCCTGCGCGCGTCTCCCCATCACCAACTTCAACATCGTCATCGACGTCTCCGAGAATGAACATCTCGTCCCCTTCTACGCCGCCATCACCCGCACCAGCGGGCTGATCATTCCGGGGTTCTGATGTGGGGCCACAACGCCGTCTGTGACCTCGCAGACGAGTACGAGGAGTGTCATGCGTGCCCGATACTGCTCAAGACGAGGACCCAAGTGGTCTTCGGCAGCGGCAGCGTCAAGGCAGACATCCTCATCCTCGGAGAAGCCCCGGGTGAGACCGAGGACAAGGCCGGAGTCCCCTTCGTTGGGAACGCCGGAAAGCTCCTCATGGACCTTCTCCGGAACGCGTGGCCGGAGACAGACGAGATCCTCGACATCGCCAACATCCCAGACGGGGACGATGAAGAGTACTTCGAGAAGATGCGCGACTACCTAGATGACCACGTCTTCTGGTCGAACATCATCCTCTGCTGGCCCGGTGAGGGAAATCGAGACCCCGCCACCAAGGAGATCAAGGCCTGCAAAGACCGTCTCCATCGGCTCATCTACGCCGTTGACCCCATGCTGATCATCGCTGCAGGAAGGGTGTCCGTCACGGCCGTCCTCGGCAAGAAGACCGGCATCGTAGAGAACCGGGGCCGCATCTACGACGTGGGCATCAAGAGCCCATCAACCGGACGCAAGGTCCGCTACCCAATGATGGCCATTCTCCATCCCAGCTACCTGCTGCGGAAGGGGGATCAGTCCCTCGTGGCGGAAGAGGAGGGGAGCACCTTCAACACGCTCGAGGACCTGCGGTACGCCCTCCACCTCATCAATGAACACTACCGTTCCCTCTGGGGGACGGACTTCCCATACCGACCGGAGAACTACAAGACATGAGCACAGACATCCCCCCTGAGATGAAAGAAGCGTTCGCCTCCCTCGTCGAGGCCCAAGAAGAACTCGCAGCCATCATGGAATGGATCGAGGAGAAGCACCCGCACGAGATGCAGCGGGTCGCCGAACTCCGCAAGGAGATCCCAGACCTGAAGGAACAGGTCGTCGACACCATCCGCGCGCACGGCCAGAGCGTGAACTACCTCGGGCACTTCATCAAGGTCACCACCTGGCAGAAGGACAACGTCGACACAGCTGAGCTCCTTCACCGTGCCAAGGAGCGCGGTGACATCGGACAGCTCTTCGAGCTGGGCTTCATCGACTACTCGGTCAACCCGAAGCAGCTCGAGCGGCTCCCCGGAGACCTCCGTGCGGTCTACGGTCAGTTCATCGAGAAGAAGGACCAGACGCCGCGTGTCACGCTGCCGAAGGAACTCAAGGACATCTAGGTGCAGGTCGGGCAAATCGATGTGGAGATCAACGTCGATGAGACCCCCTACATCGACTCCATCCCTATCTACGGAGAAGACCTCGACATGCCAAAAGACGAGATCAAGAAACTGGTCGGAGACGGAAACGGAAAAGTCTCCGTATCCAAGTCTCTAAGCGACAAGTACATGGGTTCCGGGTTCGGGGCCTTCGTCACGGTGTCTCTCACCAGCGACCAGAACTCTGATAGTCTGGACGACGCCTTCGTGATCGCAAATGCCCTCTCCTCTGAGTACGTCGGACAGGCTTACGACGAGGCCGAGAAACTCTTCCGCAAGAAGACGAAGTAGCCTATGGCCGTCGAAGTCTCGCTTGTCCCTCTCATAATCTCGGCTGCGTGCCAGACTGGGGCAATACGCGTCCAGTATTCCGTGCGCTTGGAGACGAGCGACTACTCGGGGAACATCGGAACTGGTGAGATGGACCTCTTCGACGATGAAATCTCGGAGAAGGTCTCCGAGCTCACCAAGTTCATCCAGCAGCGGTTGCAGGTGGACGCTGGGATCTCGAAGGGCGATGAAAATCCGCTGGGCGACACCCCACCCGTCGCCTTCGAAGATGAGGACCCCCTCTGATGGCGAATCCCGAACTCGAACTCATCAGCAACATCGTCAAGAACAACGACTTCAGCAAGGTGCGCAAGCACGGCATCACCACGGAGTTCTTCCGTACCGAAGAGGGGTCCGTCGTCTTCAAGTGGCTGTGGGACTACTTCCACGACCCCGTGACGCGCGGCGAGATCCCTGACAGCAGCCTGCTCCTCCGCAAGTACCCCGACTTCGACTTCTGCCCCAGCCGCAACTCCATCGACGCACTCATCCGTGAGCTCAAGGACACTCACCTGTCCAGCGAGACCGAGCGCGTCCTGGAGGAGATGCTGGGGTTGATGGACGACGGAGAGGACACAGACCTCATCCTCCAGGCCTTCTTCCCGAAGATGCGGGAGCTGATGTTCAAGAAGGGGGAGAACAACGGGCTGATGATGCGTGACGCCTACGCCATGCTGAAGCAGGAGTACGACACAACCAAGGATGCGGACGGCATCACGGGCATTCCGTTCCCCTGGGAGCCGCTGAACAAGGCGACAGGGGGTATGCACTCCGAGCAGTTCATCGTCGTCTACGGCAGACCTAAGAACATGAAAACCTGGGTCGCAATCGACATCGCGGTCTTCGCCTACCTGTGCAACTACCGCGTCTACGTCTTCTCCAAAGAGATGCGACGTGAGGACCTGGCCAGAAGGTCAGCTTCGATTCTGGCAGAGGTAGACTACGCCGACGTCAAGGGGGCCGAGCTCTCCGACGCGGAGGAGGAAGCCTACTTCGACATGCTCGAGAGCCTCTCCATCTGGGAGGACGAGTACGACGAGCGGCACGATACTCGACAGCCCGGCCTCTGCTTCGACAGCGACAAGGGGCGGCGCGAAGCATCCTCTGTTGAGGACGTCATGCTGCGGGCCGAGAAGTACGAGCCCGATCTCGTCATCATCGATGGGTTCTACCTGATGCGCGATGGACGCACGAAGTCGAGGACCATCGACTGGAAGAACATCGGGCACATCTCGCAGGACCTCAAGAACATGGCGCAGTACCTGGAGGTGCCCGTCCTGGGAACCACCCAAGCCAACCGCGCCAATGCCAAGAACCCCACTGACGATCTTGACGACCTGTCCTTTGCTGACAACATCGGGCAGGACGCTGACTTGGCCATGCGGGTCTTCAAGGGCGCGAACCCCACGGGGTTGACCAAGTACGCCATCGCCCTGACCTTCCCTGGCGTCCGCGAAGCCGATCTCAAGCCCTTCCTCATCACCGCCTCTCCTGGCGGCGACTTCTCTCTGCTCAAGAAGAACTTCGACCTCGGAGCCTTCCTGGACTCCAAGAAGTCCTTGGATGCAGAGGAGGACGGAAAGAAGGGTGAGAGCACGAAGGATCCCGACGGTCACGCAGCCGCTGCGAGACTCGGCAAGGCCAAGCGCGGGAAGCGGGGAGGACGTGGGAGAAAGGGCAAGAAGAAGGCTACCAAACCTACAGCGAAACTGAGAGGAAACCTCCGAGCATGAAGAACCCAGTCCTGGAGCTGGCCCAGAAACACATCGCTGGGCTGAAGCCAGGAGCAGGGGACAACTGGACGGGCTACTGCCCGCTCCATGGGGAAGAGCCAGGAAGGTCAACGCCGTCGTTCTCCTTCAACGTCTCTACAGGGCAGTGGTACTGCTTCTCCGAAGGTCGTGGCGGGAGCCTACCGATGTTCCTGCGGGAGGTCGGCAAGAACCGAGACTCCATCGACCTGACGATGCAGCGACTCGACAAGCACCTCGTGAAGGTCGCGAAGAAGAAGTCGCCTGTAGCGAAGGGGGGTTTGTTCAAAACCTCCTACCCTCTCCCAGAAAGGATCCTTGGTCTCTACGAGGCCTGCCCCGTAGGACTGCTCGACGCTGGCTTCGAGGAGCCAATCCTCTGGAGACACGACGTCGGGTACGACGAGGAACGGGGCAGGATCACGTTCCCGCTCCGCGATATCGATGGGACGCTGGCCGGTATCGTTGGTCGTACCAACAACCCCCAGCAGAAGTACAAGGTGTACCGACAGGAACTCATAGATATGGGCTTCCCTCGGTACGAAATCAGCAATCACGACTACGTGTGGCGCTGGGATCAAGTCTATCCCCAGTGCTTCTTCTCGGACGCTCGCCCAGTCATCCCCGTTTGCGAGGGGTTCAAGGCGTGCCTGTGGCTTGTCCAGAACGGCTATGAGAACGCCGTTGCGTTGATGGGGACCAAAATCAGTCCGGTTCAGCGAGTCTTCCTGGAAAGGTTGGGCGGAACTGTAATATGGTGCCTCGACAATGACTACCCTGGACGTGCAGGCACCCGCAAGAATGGGTATAAGGTCAATGGGATCAGGCAGTTAGTCCTGAACTATCCCGAGGGTGCCAAGCAGCCCGATGACCTTGAGCCAGACGAGCTGCATCAAGCAATGAAAACAAGTCTCGGACTCGCCCGCTGGGCGAGGAGACGGAGCTAGGAAAAATCACAATGACGAAAGCTATGTCGCTCCGGCGCAGTGTCGCCGGTGAGCGGAAGAAGAAGGGTGGGAAAGGATGGGGCGGTTCTTGGCGCGACCGGCTCGATGTCCCCAAGGCCGACGGGACTGACATCCTGTTGTGCCCCGGTGAGTACGAAGACGAGCGGCCCGACTCCATCAAGGACAACGGCGGAGAACCGCCAATCCACCCGTACCATGTCCACCCGTGTCACACGATCAAGGACAAGAACCTGTTCCGCAAGCTGCGGTGCAGGGGTGGGTACGAAGAGAGCACGGACTGCATCTGCTGCTACAAGAAGAACGCTGGGGACAAGCGGATCAGCCCCAAGCGGGACGTCTACTCCCTGAACGCCCTGCACCTGGCCCTCTACCAGAAGTCCCCCCTCCTGGACGCGAAGGGCAAGCCACGCCGGTTCGAGCACGATGACCCGGAAGGCGGGTTCAAGCGCGGCGACAAGATCCTGTCCTGGCAGCAGATCACGCGCGCTCGGGACAAGAAGGAGGCCCTCCAGGAACTCGACGACCGCCTCGAGGACAAGACCCTCACGATGTACCGCAAGAAGTACATCGAGGTCGGGTCCGCACACCTCCAGAATCTCATGGTCATCGATGACATGGCACGCAGTCGCTGCTCCTGCGGAGGTTCCCTGGAGCCCGTCTCGTTCTTCTGCGAGAAGTGCGAGGATGAGCTGTGCAACGTCGAGGACGCGAACATGACGCCCGAAGAGCGCGACGAGTACGCTCTCGAACGTCAGCGTTGCACCAACTGCGGCCACTTCGGGTTCCCGGACCAGGAGTATGTCTGCGACGAGTGCGACGAGGCCGACCCCCTCACGGCGTTCGATGTCGTGGCCACCGTCCGCAAGACCGGAGAGGGCACCGCCTCGACAATCACTGTCGAGAAGGTCATCCCGGTCTACGAGTACGAGTTCCCCGATGGAACCGGACTGGTGGAGTTCGACGAGGACGGAGACTGGATCGAGGATGCGGACGGCAATCCGGTATTCGAGGAGGGCGTCGCGAAGCTCCGCGACAACCAGCTCGACTTCGACAAGGTCCACCAGCCTCTCGACAACGACTACGTGGCCAATCTCCTGAACTGCGACAACCCCTATGGGAGCAGTGAGAGCGGAGCACGCAAGTACGGGAAGAGCGGAAGCCGTTTCCGTTCTGGTGACGACGACAGCGACGACGACGACGACAGCAAGCCCAGCAAGTCCTCCCGCAAGGGTGGGGCTCGCCGGCGCGGCCGTCGGTAGTCATCTGGCGGGCGGGGTATCCCTCGCCCGCCATCGCTTATCTACCAAGGAGAAAACGTGGCTAAGAGGTACACGTACGTCAGAACTCCCGACCCTGTGTATGTCACTACCGAGAAAGAAG